GATCCATATATATAATTATATGTATTTATATAATTATTAAATAAAATTAATAATTATATAGAGACGTAATGGTAATATATATCAATAAATAATGAATGAATTAATAGATGTTACAGACATAATTATACCCGAAGAAAACCCAGTATTTCTAAATGAAAATGAATGTATTGAATTATATGATACATTACTATATCTTATGGAAGAATTAATATTGAATAACCCGACTTTAATTGCTGAACCTGATTTCAATGAAATATTTGATGAAAATATTGATGAATTAATTCATTCACTTTTCGATGATGATGTATTTTATACAGAGGATGCTGAAGATGATATTAATGACGTGATTGCCAGAGCTAAGTGTGATTTCTTTAAAGATTTTATGCCTATTCGTTCATATGCGAATAGTATTATTATTTGCGAACCTGATTATGATTACGTGAAAGAACAAATTATTATATTAAAAAACAAACCTCAACCAACTCAAAGAACGAAAGAATGGTATATTTTTAGACATAATTTAATAACGGCAAGTAATGCGTATAAAACATTTGAAAGTCAAGCAAATAGAAATCAGTTGATATATGAAAAATGTCAACCATTAGATAATGAGAAATTTGAGGATGATATTGAAGTAATTGATAAAAATGATAATGAATCTATTAATGATATTAATGAATGTAAAACTATTAATATAACAACTCAAACTCCCCTACAAAAAATGGTAAATGTTAATAGCACTTTACATTGGGGACAAAAATATGAACCGTTATCCGTTGAAATTTATGAACATGTATATGATACTAAAGTTGATGATTTTGGTTGTATACAACATGAGACTTATAAATTTATTGGGGCATCACCTGATGGTATAAATGTAGACCCAAATTCATTACGATATGGGCGTATGTTAGAGATTAAAAACATTGTAAACCGTGAAATTAACGGGATACCAAAAAAAGAATATTGGATACAAATGCAGCTACAAATGGAAGTATGTGATTTAGATGAGTGTGACTTCTTAGAAACCAAATTTACTGAATATCTAGATTATAATAGTTATTTGGAAGATACACTAGATGAAAAACAAATAAATCCAACAATTTCTAAAGATAATAAAATGAAAGGTATCATCATATATTTTCATACAACTGAAGGTAAGCCAAAATATATTTATAAACCACTCACAATCACAAATCATAATGAAATTGTTAAATGGGAAGAAGAAAATGTGAATTTATATCAAAGCGAACAATACAATTATACATTTATTAAATTCTTATATTGGAAACAAGAATGTAATAGTTGCGTGTTAGTTACCAGAAATAGACAATGGTTTAAAGACAATGTATCTGAAATGGTTGCGTTATGGGCTATCATTGAAACAGAACGTGTTACGGGATACGAACATAGAGCACCAAATCGTAAACAGAAGAAGGATATAGATAACGCAAATATACTTGAATTATCATTAAATGAAAAAAATGGTTGTTTATTACAATTTAATAAAGATACGGGTAAAATCACGGTTACTAAATCATAGTTACGAAATCATAGTTACGAAATCATATTTAATTATACAACATTTCAACTATCGCACCATAACCGTCACATATTTTAAAAAATAAGTCTTTATTATCTTTATAAATATGTGTTAATATTACCTGGTCCGTCCATATATTATTGACATCAACAAGCTTATCCATATATTTTATGTATAAATCTACAAAATTATCAATGATATTTTTATGGAGTATATATGTTCCTGTAATACTATGATAATAATTATCATTTTTTACTGCGTGCTCCATATAGTTGTAAGATGATGAGTATATGAATTTATCTTTTGGTAATTTATTTAATGTATTAATATTTGGAAATAGTTTATTAGGAGGCGGGGTATCTCTATAAGTACAAATCCCGGCATCTATCCAGTGAAAAAAATCACTATTAAAAGGATTAATTTTATATGCTTTTTGTAATAAAAAAATTTTTTCATTCCATATTAAATTTAATTCAATTGAAGGACAATGGACTTCATGAGTAATCATTTTATGTTTATATTTAATAGTATAAAAATCCTCAATATTACATTCAATATAAAATGTTGGCAAATTTCTTCTATATTGTTTTATAATTGGCATTGTTTTTTTATCGGTAAAAAATACATATGGACTATTAATACGTAATGTATTATTAAACCAATCATAATATTTGGTATCGCCATACTTATTTGTTACGTCCCAAAAGCCAGAAACACATGTTAAGGGTGATGAACCAATTGATGACATTTTATATAATTATACGTATAATATAATTATATAAAAATAACGAATTAGCAAAAGCTGTCACCAAATACGTGAATAATTAAATATTTAGAACTTCCTTTTATTATTGGTGTTGTTCGTGAAAGTATAAAAGAAGGATATATTGTTAGACTTCCAACGGATTCAGTTAGATTGCGAATATCTTTTGATGTTTGTATTTGATTAATACCACCATCTAAGTCCGGAGAATTATATAAATGACTTATAGCTATTAATTTACGTTTATTTTGTATATTTACGTGCCAATTAGTAGGTAGTTCTGTAACCATTTCTATAGTATCGATTCCAGTTAATTGAAAATTCCAGATAGATTTGTTAGAATCTAATATATAATGCTCGAGTTTTTGAAATAACCATTTGTTAGTTTCACAAGGTTCAAATGACTTCATTAAAATTATTTCTTGTATTTCGGTATTATTAAATACATTGTTGTAATAGTAATAATTATCAACACTATCAGAATTATCAAGATTTTCCTTAATTTCATATTTATTAAAATTATATTTAATATTCAATGGTTTCATATTTAATGGTTGTAATATTATTTCTGTGTCGTGAGTTGTACTGCTTTGCCACGATAATTGTTCGTTTGTTGTTAAGCCAATAAGTGGTTCATCAAAATATAATTTATTAATTTTTACTCTTGGGTGTGCGTGTCTAGTTGCCGGCAAAAATTCATCTGGGGTTATAATATTAATGTTTTCTTTGAGTTTCTTAAATTTAGCGATCCCACTTTGAGAATATAGAATACAATGTGCTTGATATGAATATAATAATTTTGAAATGAATGGTGTTACTTTATCCCCACATTTATTATTCAAAATAAGACGTCCAAAGTCGATATAATCAAATTCAATGTTCTCTAACTCTAAAATACATCGTTGTAACTGATAGAAAAAATTATTATTAAACGTGGCATCATCTTCTAAAACTAACAAATATTTACTGGTCTCTGGTGTGTTGCGTATTGCCTCCATATGAGACATCCAACAACCAATTTCACCAGACAGTACTGGTCTTTTCCAAAACTTATCCGTGATATTTTTATCAATATTATATAAAACTTCTTCATCGTCATTATATTCCCAATCCACATATCCTTCACCATCAACACCTTTATGCGCGTTAATTCGTTGAATATCTAATTCCCAGTTAGCTGGTAAATCCGTATTTTGTAACATATTTATAATTTTGTTGTATTTTTCAGGACGATAATCTAGATTAATAATTTTGATAGGTAGTTTGACATTTAATTCAACAGTTTCACCATCAACTTCAATCCAATCTTTAGGATAATATGACGCATCAAAATGACTTTCATATTCCGTATTTTTATATTCATTTTTGTAAAATACTTTTTGCTTTGTTAAAGATAAATACGCAGCCCACCAACCAAATGTGCCTCTTGATAGTATATAGTAATCAAAACTTAACATTAGTGTAAAATCTAGCATCATATGATTATTTTCAGCAACAATAAATCTGCTATCAGTGAATATTTCTTGACGTTTAATCCATTCAGTATCATCACTAAAAAGTACAAACAATGTGTCTTTAGGTATCATATTTATCACATTTTCAAACCACCTTATAGAAGGTAAATTCATAACTTCAGCCAACATGTCGGTTCTCCTGAAATGAATACATGCCATAGGCTGCTGATGATTATCAATGTTGTTTTCTTTTAACCAATTATTTGCCTGTTCTTTCCAATATGGTTTAGGTTGAAATATTTCACGAATATTGTCGTCAATGTGTTCGAAATATTTACTAGATTGAAGATATCGTCCTATACGTATATTAGAATGTTCTAAATTTTCATAAACCATTTTATCATCATAGATTCCTTCTCCTGTCTCGTGAATATAATATTCATCTTCTCCAAAAGTTGGTTTTAATTGTGGAAATGGTCCAACAAATCCGTCCAATAGTGTCGTTTTTTCCCCTAAATAACACATAGCATTCCTTTTTGAAGCAATTCCTAATGCTGAAGCAAGTTTAAACAATACATTTCCCATGCCAATTTTTTCAAAATTAATAGTAACATAATTATGTTTCCAATATGATGTGATTACGTCTTCATCTGGTAACTCAAGCATTTTTGTTCTATCACTCTTTTGTGTAAAATCACGTATTTTGTCGTGATTTATAGATAAAAATCCAGTCAGTATATACCTAATCCCTTTGGTTATTGTAACACCTGAATGACGCATTTTGCCACAATGTAATGATATACTCCCTTGCTCCGGGCGAATGGTTTTATCATGGAACTGATAATAAGTCCCGCCACCTTCATATTCATTTGAATTATTTAATGGAATTATAAAAGATATTATTGAATTATCACGATGCATATCTAAATGGTTCTGTCCGTTACTTGCCGAATATTTTACTACGAATGCTTCAAACAAACTTATTTGTGCGTCAGGTATAGAATAATATTCGCAAACAATTTGTTGAATTTCAAACATAATATCATCTATATAATGTTTTATACTATCTAAATCATTCAAAGGAATGTCAGTGGTTGGGTAATATTGATGTCTATTCTCCGTCCATTTATTACTTTCTTCAGCAACTTGAATAATATCTTCGCATATTTTATTATCTAACATGTTTTTGATGTTTATAATTTTTGACAATGGTATATGTTTCAATTTATCTGATGTATATATTGAAGTCATTTATTTGGTAATAATAATATATTATTAAATCTATTTTAAATAGTTATTATTATTAAATATTATCATTATTTTGTTAGTTTCCATCAGTTCTAAAATATCCAATACGCGTTCCATTACCATCTTTAACTGGGGGTAAAGGATATACTTCATTAGATTTTGTTTTTATACTATCATATAATGTATTACAAAATTCAGAACGAAAACAAGTTCCATTATCTGGATTATATCTATAACGTAAATTATTTGTGATTTGTTCGTGAGATGATATGGGTGGTTGTGATGAAATTTGATTAGCATTAAAGCTTGATACTCCACGTCTTCCTGAAAATGGATAACCATTTGATGTTGGTTTGTCTACTGAAATTGGATACTTTCCTGGTAAAGAATTCATTTGGAAACCTTCAATAGATGGTGTTAAACAAAATATAATTAATACTAATAAAAAAAGAATACTTTTAAATTTATAATTCATATTTATATATAATAAGGAAATATTATATATAAGTTTTACATTTATTTTGTCTCTAACAATCTTATATCATTTAATAAATTGTGAGAACCACCCATTTTTATATATAATATAATATATATAATGGTTAAATATATATAATGGTTAAATATATATATTACGACGGCATTGGTTCAAAAACAAATGGAAAACATAATGTAAAAGAATTTTTAAAAATAATGAATAAACATTTTAATATAGCATGTTCTGAGTTTTTACCTGATTTAGATTATAAACCATGTTATGAATACAAAGCAATGAACCGCAAAGCAATTGAATATAATATGAAACATAACAAACCATTATTAGATTATAATAGGAACAAAAAAACAGAAAAAAAATATAAAAAACTACTAAATAAATGCAATAAATACAACAAAACAGCAAAAAAAAGAAATTGTAATCTAGACGAATACATTAAATTTAGTGGTGCCGAAACAACAAAATAGGCATTTTCACAATTTATGAAATGAGAAAATGTGTAAAACTATATATGTTTTAATTTATATATAAATATATAATCTTTTTATATATAAAATGGATTTTTGTTTAGTAGATGAAAAAAATATTAAAAAATTTTTAGAAATTGGTGGTAAATTTTTATTTACCGATACAAATTATAAAGATTATACAAAAGGACATTTAATTAATTCTATACATTTTCCGAGTGCGTGTTTAAGAAATACAAGTTTTAATTTTTCAGATATATGTGTTAATGATGGAATGCTTCCAGTTCAATATATTGATAATGAATCTATTATTAAACTATTTATAAATGCACGATTATATAAAAAAGATTACATATGTGTATATGGTGGAAAAGATGATGATGTTTATGCATGTATTTTTGTCCTTTATACATTACACAAATTTGGTTTCAATAAAGTTTATTATTTAAATTATGATTGGAATTTATTATCACAAACATATATTACGCTAGAATTTCCTATGTGGAAAAAATATAAAGAAGATGTTTTTTCAATTAAAAATACAAGCATTAATCCTGATGAAATTTATCATTTGTTACAAACAAAAAAATATAAGATTTTAGATGTAAGGTCACTAACTGATTATGAAGGAAAAACAGGTGTATGGATGGTAAAAGGACATATCCCTACTGCATTTAATATATTCTGGAAAAGTTTATTTGTAGCGTCAAATAAAAATACAGATGAACTAATTCCTACTCAAAAAATTATTGGTATAAATGAATTAAAACAAAAATTTAAAAAATATTTTAATGAAAAAGATAAAATTATCGTATATTGCAATACTGGTTCTGAGGGTTCTGTAGCAGTTTTTATTATGAAATTTTTATTTGGCTGGAAAAATGTTAAATTATTAGAAAAATCATTTGGTTGTTATCAATATTTACATCAAATTTGCCCTGAATTTTATCCTATTGTAAAAATTGATAAATGATTATTTATAAATAATCGGTGATTTGTCTCTTAAAATCCGCATTTGTGGAATATACATTAATCAAATGTTCTATGGGAGTGGCTAACATATTTTTGACCTATTTTTTTATATAATGTCAGTATATCTGTTGATATTAGTCTTAAATCATCAAGAAATTCTTCAGTTGAAACATCCTTACAAGATAATGTATATAATGACGCGTTTAGTTGATTAAAATCTTCACATATATCTTTAACAACAATTGAATTATTGATAATTATACTTTTTATATCTTTTATATTTTCAACAACATCATCGACTGAAACATAAGATTTTTGAATGGCAAATAAAGCTCTCTGGCAATTTTTACTATGAACGTACGTATGGTCGAATGTGTCAGGTCTATATACTATTACATAATATTTACCATCTTTTTTATGAACTGTAATGAAATATTCGTGATAATCGGTGGTAACCTGTAATTCATTAACTGTTGAATATATACATTCAAAACTAATAGTTTTAAATTTTTCAATAAATTCATTTCGTTCTTCTTCGCTAAAATCTAATATTATTTCTTCTGTCACTATTTTATCTTCTGTAAAATCAGCCATATTATATTATTATAATTTATATTTTTATCTTTATATTGTTTCTCGTTATATTGATACTTACCATAAAAATTATGTTATTTTGAATAGTAAATATCTTTAAGTTGTTTTATTATATCTTCTAATTTTTGTAATAAAAATTTGAAACTGCTGGCTGTTTTTGAAAAATGGACATTTATAAAT